AAAACGAATTAATGGATAAAGTAACAGAAGCCATGGAAAATGTTATGGAAGAATTAGACTTCGAAATACTAGGTGGTTGTTGCAAGGTAATGTCTGGTGAAGAAGAAATTTTAAAATTAGATTTTTATTCACATGAAAATTTAGATGATGGAGAAAGTAGATGGATAGAGCCGACAATGAAAACAATTCATTAAAAAATGCTGCTAAAGTATTTGGTAAAATAGGATGGGAAACAAGATTATGCGATTTAACAGAAGAACAAATAGTAGCTATAATATCAGTTATTCAAGTATCAAGGGAGATAGAAAATGAGTTTGTCTGCGAGTATGTTACAAAATCTCATATTAAATACTTCGGGGCAATCCCTCAACCAAAAGGACTTGAAGACCTCCCCTTTTGAAGAACAAATAGCAGAATATGTTGACAAAGGTATTAAGAAAAAGTCAGATAGTATCCCAAGAAGAACATATTTAGGTGGATCATCACTTGGGGAGAAGTGTTCAAGAAAAATACAATATAGTTATATGGGTCAAGAGCCTGATGCAGATAGACATTTTAGTCCACAAACATTAAGAATATTTCAGTTTGGACATGAAATTGAAGATAGCATGGCTAATTGGCTTAAACAAGCAGGGTTTGATTTGAGAACGGAAAAGAAAACTGGAGAACAATATGGCTTTTCTATATCTGATGGTCAGATAAGAGGCCATATAGATGGTGTTATATGTGGAGGTCCCGTAGAAATGGGGTATCCATGTTTATGGGAAAATAAGTCAGCCAATGATAGGAAGTTCAAAGAGTTTCAATCAAAAGGTATGGCTAAAACTAATCCTATATACGCAGCACAAGTTGCATTGTACCAAGCCTATATGGAATTAACAGAACACCCATGTTTGTTTACTGTAGTTAATAAAAATACCAGTGAGATATATTATGAACTTATTCCTTTTGATAAATTTCTCGCTCAAGAAATAAGTGACAAGGCAGTTAACATATTACAAGCTACGAAAGCTGGTGAAATGTTACCAAAAATAGCACAGTCAAAAGATATGTTTGATTGTAAATGGTGTAATTATAAAGAGACTTGTTGGAGTTAAAAATAGACGACATTAAAACGTAGAGGAAAAATGTCGCCTATAACTTCAGCCAATGAAGTAAGGATAGTATAATGAGTATAGTAAGTTTTGGCAATGCTAATCGTGATTTGACATCAAGGGATTTAGTGGAATTAATAAGCGATAAAGTTCCACCACAAGTGCAAATAGACATGTTACGAGACACATATCCTAATGGTGTTATTAGAGGCGATGAATTTAATGTTGGCTCTTTAGACGGAGAGCCTGGAAAATCTTTAAAGATAGATATCAATCCTAGATCGCCTTGGTTTATGAAAGGCAATGACTTTAATGGATCAAGTGGTGTCGGTGGTATTGTAAAGATACTAATGGAAGGTCGTGGTATGAGACTTCCAGAGATAAAAGAATTTTTTGCAGATTATTTAGATGATTCTTATAGATTTGTCAGAGATGAAGCAGCACCTATCCCAACCGAATCAATAATAAACAAATCATTAAGACAACAAATAAACATCAATACTCCATTTGATAGCGAGCATTCGTATCTTAGTTTAGATGGTGAAGTTATATGTATGGTCAGAAGATACAATATGCGAGATGGGGCAGGCAATCCTACAATGGACGATCACGGCAAGCCTAAGAAAGAATTTCGTCAGTTTACGGGAAACAATCCATATCCTAAAATGCCTGATGTTAGACCATTATACAACATACCGAACATTTCTGCTTCTAATAAGGTTATATGGGTAGAGGGCGAGAAATGTGCTGATGCTCTTAATGAAATGGGATTTACTGCTACATGTACTATGGGTGGTGCGGGAATGTTATCTCGCAAATCATCTAGTCAGTTTGACTTTTCTCCGTTGCATGGCAAGGAATTAATCATATGGCCAGATAATGATAACGCAGGTAAAAAGGTAGCCGAACTTGTTCAAGACTTAGCTATGAATGCAGGGGCAAGGTCAGTTACAATGTTAACTCCACCTTTAGGTAAGCCTGAAAGATGGGATGCTGCTGATGCAATTGCAGAGAGTTTTGATATCGGTCAGTTTCTAAGCACAACAGTAAAACATGTTAAAAGAAATATTAACTTACTAGACGATAGTTTGTTAATTAGCAGATTTGAAGGTCAAGCACCCGAACAAAAGTTTTTAATTGGTGAGACTTTGCCTCTTGCCGTTCCTATTATATTTTCAGCTTCTGGAGACGCAGGTAAAGGTATGATGACTTTGGACTTGGCTATGAAAGTTGCATCTGGTCAGCCAATGTCAAGTGCTTTCGGTGGTTATATTACCGAGTTTGGTAATGCAATTATATTTACAGCAGAAGATGATGAAGGTGAAATGCACAGAAGAATTGAACGCTTAGATGCGAACAATTCTAGGTTTAACTACGAACATGAACTTCGTGTTGTGTCATTACCTAATGTTGGTGGTGTTTTTCCTATACTTCAAGATTCCCATGATGGCTATAGAACTAGCGATGAGTTTGAAAAAATATATGAACAAATACTTCAAATGAATAATCTTAAACTTATCGTGTTTGATCCGTTGGCATCATTTGTTCACGCTGATGTGAACTCTGATCCAGCGGCAGGTGCAGCTTTGACTGGACTTCTTGCAAAGATAGCTACAGAAACAGGTGCTGCAGTTATGATGTGTCATCATATGACAAAGATTAAAGATGATACTGTAGTGTCTTCTCCAGAACAAGCAAGAAACATGATTCGAGGTACGTCTGCTTTAGTTGATGGTGTTCGTTGTGCTTTTACAATATGGCAAGTTGACGAATCTACAGGTCGCAGAAGATGTCAGGACTTAGGTATTGAATATCAAAGAAACAGATGTTTTGATGGTGCAGTTGTTAAGTCTAACGGACCTGCAAGGCGTGACATTAGACATTTTATTCGTGATACGTTGACTGGATTATTAGAAGATCGGTCTGAAGATATTGCAAGACTTCATAGTGGAAGCAATCGTGAAATTAAAAAAGATGCTTTATTTGCATGGATTGCATTATGTGAAAGAGAAGGTAAAGCTTTAACACAGCAATCGGGAGCTGATGCTATCTTACAAAGAATGAATGCTGATCCAGATGCACCTAAAGTTTTAGAGAACTCTACACAGCGAACAATTGATGGATTAGTCAGAGAGTTACTTAATGAAGTCAGGCTTGCCAAGTATTCTTTTAGTAGAGCAGGTGGTCGTAAATGGCTTGGAACATTAGACGGAGACATGAGTCGAGGAGAATACGATGCAAGAACAGCAACGGAGAACCTATAAATGAAAATAGTTGATTTATTTAGTGGTATCGGTGGCTTTAGTTACGCTGCTGAGAAGTTAGTAGGTGGATTTGAAACAATCGCCTTTGTAGAAAGAGAGCCTTATTGCCAAAAAGTCTTGCGAAAACATTGGCATAATGTTCCAATATTTAATGATATAAGGAGTTTTAATGGAAAAGAATTTAGAGACGCAGACATCGTTGTTGGAGGATTCCCCTGTCAGCCCTGGAGTGTGGCGGGAAAACAAGAAGGGCATCTTGATGAACAAGACCGTGACCTCTGGCACGAAATGGTTAGGGTTATTAAAGACGTACAACCTAAATGGATCATTGGGGAAAATGTGCGAGGCTTTGTTAACATGCCAATGGGCCTCAAACGAAGTCTCTTTGACTTGGAGAGCATCGGATATAGAGCCGTGCCATTTATTATTCCAGCTTGTGCCACAGATGCCAAACACAGACGAGAACGATGTTGGATTGTGGGCCACTCCGAACACGATGGATCATTTACCCCAAAGGTCAGAGGAAGCTACACTCCGAATGCAGAACGGACATCGGAAGGGTCGCAGCAAACCTTCCAATTTGAGGGAGCAAGTGGACGAGGAGACAATGAAGATGTGGCCGACTCCGAAAGCAACGGATTACTTCCCAGGAATGGGGGATTATGTGGAGGAGAACCAGTCGGGTTACACAGTAACGAGAAAGGGAACGGGAACAAAGTTCGGAGCGAAACTGTCGGATGCAGTAGACTTCAAGGAAAAACAGATGATGTGGCCAACACCGACAGCGACACCGAGAGGCGCACACACGGGAAAGATGTCAGGATCGGTGAGCGAGGACGGGAAGACATCGATTCGAGCAAACGGAACGAAGTTCGGGGCGACACTTCAGACAGCAGTTGCAATGGCCGAACTGAAGAAAAGGGAGATGTACCCTACACCAACGGCTCGGGATTACAAGGACTCGGGTCAGAATCTGGATCTATATCGGAGCAAGAGGCAAGACACTCAATTGGGGGTAATAGTCAAGAGGATGAGCGAGAGCGACTTCAAATCGGAGAAGGACCAATCTGGTGGAAGCCTGAACCCCGAGTGG